ATTGTGGCACCAATAAATTTTTGAAAATTTGAAAAATTGGTTACAAAAAAATATTTGAAATTTTGTAATTTTTGAAAATTTGAAATTTCAAAAATATTTGAAAAAACAATAAATTTGAAATTTAAGAAAAAGAGGTTTTTTTAAATAGGGAAAGGAGATTGAGAGAAAGAAGCTTCTTTCTTTTTTAGGGAAAGAGGGCAGAAAACTCCCTATTAAAATTTAGGGAGTTATAAAGGGTTCTAGTGGTTGGCTAGATACTCGGCGGTCATCCTGTACGAGTTTATCCTTTATAGCTCTAGGTGTGTTGGCCTAATGGCGGTCGTAGCTTCTTTTGATAGATTTACCTTCGCTACCCTTGAGTCAGAGAATTGCTTTACCGGGTTTAAGGTAACTGCGCGCATTCCTAATCGCCCTAAGAGTAAGCTTAGGTAACGATTTATCGGGTTTGCCATGAACCTAGACAGCCAATTCTCATAATCGCTTTTGTTTTTGTAAGAGTACCCGTGTATCCATGTTTCAGGTTTACAGTGGTCTAACTCTCGGATCTAACCTGGTAACGATCCTATATGTCTTTTGTACTCAGAGGAGAGTCCTCTATGTCTTTTAAATCTTCGTTCAGAATAAAGTCTGTTATTAGAAATTCAAGATCTGAATCTTTATTTTTTCTGAGTTCGATATTTTTATCGGCTAATTCTTTAGTTGTGTATACGCCTACTGGATAATAACAGTAATCGAATCTATCGAATTGTTCGACTAAGAATATTTTAGTCAAACTTAGCGTCCTGTTCCACCTGTTGGATAAGTTCGTCGGCTAAGGCTAGCGCATGTTTAACTAAAATGCGGTTAACTTCTGCTGAGTTTATATGTTCTTCAACAGCTACTAATCCTGAGAGAATCGCTAGAGCAGCATGATACCGTTTCTGTTTCTTAACCAATTGTTGGGCATGATTTTCAAGTTGTTTATCCGTCATGTTATAAACTTACACGTTTACATATTAGAATTCAAGTGGTAAAGAATCTATCATGAAAATAAAACCTAGAAGCGGTAAATCTATCGTGAAAAAAAATAATAATGAGATAATGTTTTCAGTCACGAAAACAGGAAGGAAAGATAATGAGAAATGGAATTGTAATTTGTATTTTCCTAATTCTTTCGTGGAGAATTTTAATGAACGGCAGGTTTCCTTAGAGTTAGATGATTTAACTAAGGAGCCAATTCTTCTTGTTACTTTTCATTGTGACGGAGAATTTAGATGTAGAAATTATAAAAGTAATAATAAATGGATTATTACGTTTCCATATACAGACAAGTTTCCATTCGTTAGACAGGTTAAATCTTGTGAGGTGCTTCCGACTGCATCTTGGAATAAGCTTGTATTAGGATTACCTAAAGAAAATATTGAAATTAGAACGCCGTTACCTTATGAGGTTCCATCGCCTAATCCTATGCCGCCACCTGACGCAGAGCCTTATCCTTATTTAGAGGATATATTAGTTACCTTGAAAGAAATAAAAGTTTTATTAAGCTCTAAGTAGATGGTATTAGGGTTCGATTATGAAAACTAATCGAATGCTTAAAACTATCAAATTAGCAATAATCGGATGTGTAGCTTCATTTAACACGTTCGCTGGACCTGTAGATGATTTCCAGGATTTTGTACTCGATACGATCGATGCCGCAGAACTTCATGGTGTCTGGAGCTCTACTACAGACGGTCGTCATGGATTCGGTGGAGCGATGTTGTTCAAGGTCAAACGGTTCACCGTTCAAGATAAAGTAAACTTCGATCTAGGTCCTGCTTATGTCCTCGCTAATGTTGAGGACGAAATCACGCAAAAGATTCGTGTTCGTAAACGTAGATTTATTAATCTTACTCAAGAACAAGATTCAATTCGTAGCATAGCTCAGATAGGATGCGCTATAAGCCTGCAACCTGATCCTGGTAAAAATGCAAGTAACCTGTCTAGTATGCCGATTATTCGTAACCTGAATATAAATTTTTCGTTATCGAAAGTTTATATTGGTGTAGGAAGTTTTATGGACGAATATGAACCCGTGTTCTCAGTTGGTATAGGCGGTATATCGTTCGGTAACTGATTATTGTAATCGCATACGCCATGTTTGGTTCTGATTACGAAAAAAATTGTTAGTCTGATATATCGTGGTCCAACGGTTAGTTTCTAATGTTGGAAACATCGTATAGATCTGTTCAACGCTACCTTTAGCATCAGTCGGCGGATAACAGATAACGCTAGCCGTGAAAGTTCCGCCAGTCGGACTGACGTATATAGTTCGCGGACCTGTCCAGATATTACTAACTTCAGACCAGTTAACCATATTTTCTGTGACATCAATTCTGGCTAACCTATTTACGGGAGCTGTTACGCGAAACACAATCTGCGTATTATCAATCCATTTAATCGCAAACGATTTGCCTGTACCCTTGTACCCGGCAATCTGTGCTATTAACACGATTGCTAAACATAACTTCATGTTATATTTAGTTTACCACTAAATAGATTTTTTTGAAATGCTAGAGATGATTATACAGTTCATCGAAAGGTTGGGGATACCTGCTGCAATTTGTGGTGTTTTTATATTTTCATGGATTAAAGTTCTTAACTGGTTGTTAATTGAATTAAGCTCTAAATGGCAAGAGGTCCATGATATGGGTATAAAAACATTAGAGAATATAACAATTCTAACTAATAAACTTATTGAGTTAGCAAATAAGATTATTGAAAGAATGGATTCTATGAATGACAGAATATCAGAGCTAGAACGGCATAATCGGTGAGTATGAAAAAATCTTATTGCGATATTTGTGCTTCCGAAATTAAAGACGGATTTTATGTTCCGAAAATGACAATTGTTCTTAATGGCAAAAAGTATCATATACGGATCCATGTAGAATTAATTGAACTAGAATCTGATACCGAAGTTTGGCTTCAACAACATGATGTCTGCACATCTTGTATTCAGAAATATCTAAAAGCTATTGTAGAAAGCTTCGAAAACAAATAACTATTGGTCCTGACGGGGCTATAGCTTAATAAAAGCAGCCGGCGTTTGCCACAAAATGACGGTTAGATGTAGGTTTGTGGAATCCTGCTAGACCTGTCAGACCGCATTTTTATGTCAGAGATAACATCGTTATTAGCTAAAGCCGCTAAAAAACAAGCAACGACGCATTCAAAGGAACTTAAACAGCTTCCGTATGATCCTTGGGCGTTCGTTACCGAATGCGTGTATACAATGGATGAACACGCTTTCGCTGAAGGTGTTGAACCTGTTAAACGGTTTCCTAATAAAGCTTACCTGAGAGAAGCAGTATATTATTGGGCAAACAACGATCGTACTCGATGGGAAAAATCTAGGCAGTTAATGGTTACTTGGCTTATGGCTGCCCTACATCTTCATGCCGTCTTAATCGCTCGCGGTATTCGTGTTGCTTGGCAATCCAAAAAGTTTGAAGATGCTAATTCAATGTTACGAGATAGGTTATGGTTTATTTATGAACATATACCACCTATATATCGTGTGCCTCGTGCGCGATGCGTTAATGGCGCGATAGAAGTGTTCCACGATAAAGGAACTAGAGTTCCTACCTCACAAATTGTTGCTGCAGCTCAAGGCGAAGATCAGTTGCGACAATATACATTTACTCGTATCGTTTCAGACGAATTCGCGTTTCAGGAACAACAAGATCTAAGTTATGCCGCAATGCGGCCTACTGTAGATGGTGGCGGTTGTTTAACTATTATATCAACATCGAACGGTGAAAACTTTTTTTGGGAGTTAGGTCATAAGGATCTAGCTTAATGTTAAGCTTCCCTAAAGATATAATAAATTTTCAGGGTTTTCTTTCTATGGCAAGTAATCAACTTGAGCATGTCTCAGGTAAATCGTTAAAAGAGTATCATGAGCTGATTTGTTTTGTTGTAGATAACGATTTTGATTCAACTTATTTTAATGCGAACCTAAATCTTATTTATGGTGTAGTAGAAATTTCAAATTCACAGGTTGGATTTATTGGATCCACAAGATTAATTGAAAATCTTCCTGATAACGTAGAGATTTACGGGATTATACATGGAAACAATTAGCGATTACGAGCCTAGCATGTTGCAAACTTGGGAACGGAACGGGTTTTTAAATGTTAAAATCCATTACTCGGATGATCCAGATAAAGATCCTGAAACTGAACTTGGAAAACAATGGTACAAAAGATTTCGTGAAGGATATCCTGAACGCGACTGGAATCGTGAGATGGAGATTGATTTCTCTACCAGCTCAGGACTCCCTGTTTATTGTGATACCGAAAAGATCATCTTAAAATCTCAATCGTATAAACCTTCGTTACCAGTCATTCGAGGATGGGATTTTGGGTTTATCAATCCGTGCGTAGTTTTTCTTCAGGTAGATCGTGATCCGAATAAATTGCCAGGAACAGAGATTGTTCATGTTTTAAAATCGTTAACTATCCAGAACGTATTAATAGCAACGTTCGCCCGTGATTATGTGATACCCGAAACCGATCGATTATTTCCAGGCGCGAAAATTGTCGATTACGGTGATCCTGCAGGTAATCAGCGAAGCGATAAATATCCTGAAACCAGTATAGAGATATTGCGGAATTTCGGTATTTATGTTCGCACAAAGATTGCAATGGTTGATGCCAGAATCGATTTGCTACAAGAAATTATTAGCCAAGATAGATTACAGATGGATCCTGATTTATGCGCTCAGTTACATAAAGATATGTGTTCGGGATATGTACGAGATAAAATGGGTAGACCTTTCAAAGACGGGTTGCACGATCACTTTCCTGATGCGTTCGGGTACGCAATATGGAATTTGTTTTCTATGCAGAAAGAAGAATCATTAAAACGTCCTGCTCAAGTACGACGACATATTTTTAGCGATCCGAAACAAAGACACGTTAGACCTGGATAATTCGTTCTTGTTAGATTTAGTTGTTTTTTGTATCTGAACAGTATAGGAACTATATAGAACCCATAACGAAAACAAGGAGTCAGGACATTAACTCAGAAAAAGAAGCGGAGCAAGTGACCGAAAATGTCACAGAGGATACGCCCAAAAAGAAAGAACCTCGTTATGTTGATATGAAAACTACTGTTCATGGTCGTACGGGTGTAGCTGTCGGAGCTGCTAAAAGTCAGCCAACAGAAGTTGATAACGAGTAAGGAATAATAATGGCAATAGAATCACTGCAAAAGGTTAGAGGGGCAGTAGGCAGTGGCGAACGTAAGGTACTAAATCGAGTACTAGAGAGATACGATGACTCTTTAGTATTCGATTTGCCATTTAAAGAGGATGCGTTAAATAACTGGAAAGCTTATAACTCAGTTTTACCTACGCCTTGGCCGTTTTGGGGTGATACATACGAGTCCGAAACTCAGCTTGCAGTAAATGAAGCTGTCGAGAAGATCATGCAAACGTTGTTTGCTAAAGATAACTTCTTCGATCTTGAACCTTTAGATTCACAATCTGAGATCCAGACTGAACTCATGCGCGAGAAGATGGCTGGATTACTCAAGTCCAGAGATGTCAGATATAAACTCCATGAATACGGTAGAATGCAGGAAGCTATTACGTTCGGGAACGGCGTTATGTGGGTTGGCGTACATCCTAAAGTCCGACAAACATTTTTTCACGAACAAGAATTTAATGAATTTGGTGTAGCAGAATCGTTTCAACAAAAGGATCGTACCCGAATTGATTGGTTGCCAAAACTTAAACCTATTTCCAGGTTCAATTGTTTTCCTGCTCCTACAGGATCTACGATCCAGGAAATGCCGTACTTTATTCATACCGAATGGGTACCGCTAGAATGGATCAAATCAAGGAAATGGTTAGGCTGGAAACACCTTGAAGATCTTGAAGGCGTAGATTTGTTCGCTGAAGGTAGCCAACGATTTAGAGGAAATAATACAACCGACGAATCACAGTTTGAGTTATTCGAGAGATTACGATTAGCAGGGTACGACGTGTTCACAGGCGCACGACGCGAGTTTGGCAAGAAACCCGTCAATTTCGTTGAGCTTATGTGGTACACAGAATCTAATCCTGACCAGGAAGGCGCACATAAAATTACGGTTGTAGGTAATCGCGCTTTTGTTTTATCCGACGGAATTAATCCGTTCTGGCATGGTAAAAAGCCTTATAGCGAACTTAAATGGGGCAGACTCGAATCTGGGTTATGGCAGGCGTTAGGTATCCCAACGTTAATTGAACATTTCCAGCGTAAACTTAATATTCGATCTGCACAGGTAAATGATCTAATTGAACTCCGACGCGCACCCGGTTGGATGGTCGGTGACGCTGCAGGTGTTGAAGATTTATCAGATCTAGATCCTTGGCCGAACGCTCAGATTCGTATGACTGGTGATATTAACCAGCTCAAACAATTGGCAGGACCACAAGTAGGCCAAGAACTGTTCAGCGATCTTGATTTAACCCGATCATCGATTCAACGTACTACTAGGTTATTTGACGCATCACGAGGAACTTTTGGCAGACGCACAGGGATAGGTGAAGGCGCAAATACTGCCACGGGATTAAGTATTATTAACGATATCCAACAACAATCGACTGCATTCAAATTATTGTTCGCTGAAGAAACTGGGGTGGTAGAAACTTTAGAAATAATCGCTTCAAATATTCAGCAGACCATTACTGACCCCGAACCACTTAGAATTTCTAGTAGCAACGAAACTTTAATTAAAAACGGTATGACAGGTGTAGTTATCTTGTCGCCACGAGATATTCAAGGTCAATGGAACTTCATCGCTATTGGCGCGAGCAAATCTCAAGAGGACGAAGAAACACTTCAGGCTATGGCTGTCTGGATCAAAGAATGGGCGCAAGATCCTGAAGTTGGACCGCGATTGAAGAAGTTAGAGTTAGCACTTGAAACAGGCGAACTAATGTTCAGATCCCCAGGCCGATTTATTAAGTCGGACGAAGAAATGTTACAGGATCTTTTACAACAAGGTCAGCAACAGTTACCCGAAGAATTACAAACTGACGTGTTACCTCCACAACAACCAGCTCCACAACCTGTATCTGTTAATGTGGATACAGATGACGATAAACGTGCTAAGAAGTATACCTTTGTAAGAGACGAATTCGGTCGTGTAACAGGGTTAATAGAAGAACCATTATCAGAACAGCCAGTGAGAGCTATACAATTTCAAAGAGATCCGAGTGGTCAATTAATAGGCGCAGGAGTCGTAAATCAGGAGCCACAAGCTAATGCCGTTTAATGGAATAGTTAATATAGCTAAACAAGATTTTATGATGGGCGTACATCAACAGGATGATTTGTATGCTCTAGCGTTATATACCCAAGATCAAGTTCTAGGTCCTGACACGTTTATTTATACGAATATTGGTGAACTTGTTGCCGAAGGATACCAGCCGGGCGGCATAGTTTTACAAGGTCAACGAGTCGACCTAACAACTAATGCAGAGACTTTACAGGCTGTTGCTACAATGAATTTTCAAGATCCAGTTTGGCAAAGTGTAAGTTTTCAAGGTGTTATAGCTGCGATGTTATATAATAAATCGAAAGATAACGCTGCTATATCAATATTAGATTTCGGTGGTCCACAAAACAATAGTAACGGTCCGTTCACTATTGAATTGTCAAAACTGGAAAATGGGTTAGTACAAATCAAGTAATCATAGGAGATAAGAAATGGCTGGAAGTAAATCAGATTTTTTAGAAGATGAAATTAATGATCATGTATTAGGTAATGCGGCTTATACCGCACCAGCTAATACATTTATAGCTTTGTTCACTGCGGCACCTACCGATGCAGGCGGTGGAACCGAAGCGACAGGTGGATCGTATGCACGGTTATCTATTACTAATAATGCAACTAATTGGCCTGCTTCATCTGCAGGATTGAAATCTAATGGTACAGATTTCACTTTTGTAGAAGCTACAGCTAGTTGGGGTACGATTGTTGCAATGGGTATCTTTGATGCTATTAGTGCTGGTAATCTGCTTTATTGGGGTGATCTTACCACTAACAAATCTATTGATAACGGTGATACCGCAAGATTCGCAACTGGCGATATAGATATTCAGGAGGATTAACTGCCATGAGATATTCCATCTCAGGTGCGGCAGGGGCAGCTAGCGCAACCGCTGCGACCGCTGGTATTATTAAGGCGGAAGCGCACGGGACGAACCCGCAAAGACTCAAGGTTTACGAGTGGTCGGTTGGACCCGGTGCAGACGCCGAGGACAGTAACTATACCGTGAGGGCGAAGCGGCAAAGCACCGCAGGCACATGGACCACGGTGACAGCTCGTCCGCTTGATTCTGGATCATCGGAGGACACAGATCGCGTTCCCGTTGGTGGACGCGCATCGACTGCGGCTGGTACGGCTGGAAATATCCTGGGCGAGTTCGGTTTCAATCAGCGCGGCGGATTTCGTTGGGTAGCAGTGCCAGGTGGCGAGCTGATTATTCCAGCAACCGCAGCGAATGGAATTATTATTGAGTATGCTGTTATCCAGGGAACCGCAGTTAATTACGCTACAATCTACGTCGAGGACTAATACTAATGATAATTGGCAACAAACCTGGCGGGTATGTTGTCATGCACGACTTGAATGCCAACAAGTTGGAGCGAGAGACTCGAACTTGCACGCATTGCGGGTTTAGTTGGATCTATGAACCTGGCAAGAAAAAGCTACGCGGATTCTGCCATCGATGTTGGGGACTGTTATGCGCCCGACCTGAATGTTTTAAAAACCACACTTGTGATACAGCAAGGCAATACAGGGACTAACTGATGCCGATATTAGATTT